CCCCAGTTGCGGCCCTTGGCACCAAAAGATATCCGCATCATACAGTACCAGCGAGCAGCACGTTCTACATCATCAGCACACCCTTCCCAAGTAGCTTTACACCACACGAATTCTTCGCGGGCATGCATAGACAGTTCAAGGCGATCAATGAGCTGATTTAACTTGTTGCCGTCACGGATGCATCGATAGAAAGCAATAACACCCGCGTAGCGATCATTGAACACTTCCAGCTTACACGAATTCCGCGCAATCAGTACCGCGCCCGATCCACCGAAAGGTTCGACATAGATATCTCGATAGGGCAGTAGCGGCAAGATATGCTTAATTGATCGTGATTTCCCACCAGGATAACCAAATGGCGCCCGAAGAACTTTCTTGTCACCCGAGCGGGCTGTCTGATTATTTAGATCATTGAAGGCGTCGAGTAGGTTCATCAGTCTATTCTCTCTCCACACTCGGGACAAAACGCATACTCATGGATATAAGAACCCGGCGGCGGTGTCTCGGATTCATGGTAGATGGTTGGCGACACAGCAATAGCGCCGGGGTCAGGAAGTCCTTCTGGTAATAGTTTCTTGCCATCTCGCCACCAGAAGCCCGCCACACAATCATTACATGGCGGCTTGGTATCTATGGTTCCCATAGCAAGATCCTTCTGCATGAACCATGCCAAGAACATCGCGTTACACATGAAATGTGCCCAATGCGGCCGGCCCGATTCGGGATCCCGTTCCGCACCTAGTCGATGCCGGTCGAGATGTCGCATCATGGCTGCATAATATCTGGACTCAGCATGTTCTACATGCATCCAGTTGTTATCATCATATTTCTTGGCACCGAATGTTAAGACATTAGCCACCCCACGAAGCACCTCTTGATTAAGTAAATCCCAACGTGTCTTATCTTTGTCGTCTTTGCGGCCTCGTTCACGGTCTGCACGGTACATTCGTGATTCAATTTCATCAAAATCTAAATCGGCTTCAATCTGGTCTAATTCTTCTCGACGATGCTGTACGCGTATATCTTCAGTATCGCGATCTCGTGTTTCCTTACTCATTCGATCATCTCTCCACCTGCCCACTGATTCCGTGTATCTAGTATCCTTAAATTGGGGATACCAGTGACATTAACGCCGATGAATTGTTTCTCACCGACACGTATATAACGTGATGCCCCTTCCTCTAAGGAGTACAGCAGCAGCTTCTGCTGTTCGGCTGTTAATTTGTCGAGTAGCTCACGTAACATTAGTCTAATGCCTCCAAGTATAGGCCGCGTAAAACATACTTATTGGCGGCTATATCTGTGGGGGCTACACCCTTCCAAGCTATGTTGCCGATGTAATGTTGCCCGTCTTTATGCTGCCGGCCTTTTGGGTACTCCGGCGGTAGGCGACGAGCCATTGACTGCTTCGACCAATCGGGCCGATCGTTTGGATCAAGCCACGTATGAAACTGCGTGTGGAAGTCTCCAACTTTAATCTTAGCCCCTGCCGAGTAATCACAGAACTCATCCAGAAAAGTAACCAATGCAGATTTATTATGCTGCTGTGCTTGTTCCTTCTCGACGGTTGTAATCACCGGTACATTTAATCTATCGGGGGATACAGGCAACTCTAATCCCAGTATCGCTGCTAGGAAGTCTGATGCTTCCTTCTCCAACAACGGGATCATCGCCTTCTTGGGTATGATGTCAAATGGATCTAGTGCCGGGACATAACACAGTGTTATACGTGTGTCACCCGGGAACACTGGACAAAACTCGCTGTTATTGGCACATTGAACCCAGTGTGTCGTATTAGGAATGTGGTACGGCGCGCGGTACATATGTCTGACGTTGAGTTGCCGGGATGTTACCCAGTCTTTGATACGATTGTAGGCTTGCTTATTGCTGCTTAAATCCACTTCCTCAACTACACACAAGATGGCACCTTCTAGCTCGCCGTTGAATCCAGACTGAGTAGTCAGTGCTAAATCGGCACGTTGATACCCACGTGTGACGAGTAGACTTAGGGCCTCGTGGAAAATCGATTTACCGTTATTCTCGCTGCCATAGAAGAATAGATATGGCAAAGGCTCCGTCGGTTCTTGGAACAACGAAGCAATCCAACACTTAAGATAATCGGCCCCGGTCAGTATACCGTTAGCTTGTGCCCAAGTATTCCGTTGAACCGCATCATTGAGGCCGCTACCACAATGATCGAGAATCTTGAGCCAAGTGCCATATTTTAGATTATCCATAGACTCCGATGGCATATAGCGGAATTGTGCCGCATGTCTGTTCCATTCTCTGTCACCAGGATACTCTGACTCGAAGGGCTTGTTGACTAACCGCCACGCCCGGAATACTGATGCTCCTAAGACATTATCAATATCTTTTAGGTTCAGGCCCGTGGCCTTTAGCCCCAGTTTGATGTGCGTAATCGGTTCATAACGCCAGTTACCATCAGAATGTATGACCCATCCTGAATCCTCATGATTCGCTGTGATAAGATGGCGTACTAAATCATCATAGTTTGCGGTATCGGGATCTTTGGTTATAACAGTGTTGCAATTGAAGATACGCGACCACGGCTGCTTACCATCTGTGAGCCAACCAATCATCTTATCCGGTGAGTCATTTGGCTCGCGGTCGATTTCCATAATCAATCGACCGTCTTTATGTTCCTTCAACATCGTCCGCCTACACTGGAACGCGGGATCGACCTGCAAACTTATACCCATAAGTTGTGCAGCGGCGATAGCCATCTCAGCCTCGCGGAAGACGAATCCGCCCTTCTGATCCTCTAACCCGCCATAGGCCCGACACGCTGTCATTAAATCCGGGAGCCTATTGAAGTAGCAATGTGTCCAACCTTGGCCATCTTGGGTCCATGAAGCATCCTCAGTCACGCCACGCGAGTATCTACGTAAGGACCACGCACCATTACGCACAGGAAACAGGAAACAGTTGTGATCGATCCCCGCCTCTTTGCCCTCGGACATCGTTTTATAGTAGCCAATTAGATTCAAATCAGCATGAGCTTGTGCCAGATGAAATGTATGTGTCACCAGCATATGCTTATCTTGTTCCCACCACCATACAGCATTATTCTCACGGAGCCAATTGATGAGTTGCTTATGCGTGTCATCTAATTTTGTCATGGCCCGTTGCCCGGCAAGTTCTGATAATGGGTCATTTGTGTCCTGCATGCGCGCTGGACGATTACCCTGCTTAATAACTTTTAGATGATCGCGCCAGTTCACTGGTGGCTGATTCAACGGCTCACCCTGTTTTAATAACTCTAAGCCATTGGTTCCCGTCATTTTACGATGCCACACCCACATATTACTGCCACACACGTCTACACGCGAACAGAAGTCATATCCCGTCAATGCCGCTAGCTGACCGAGTATAGCCCTTGCGAGCGCAGCGTGTTCCGTGTGATTCTCTGTAGGTACAGGCGGGTCTAGATGCACGTACAAATGTATACCGTGACCAGATGTAGACCGGCGTATTGTAAGATGTGGAATCGTTTGTGCAACTTCCTGGAGTTCTTGGAGTTCTGTTTTCGAGAGTTGATTACCTGAATCTCCGTGGCCTATGATAGCATCGAAGTCAAAAGCCACCCATCTACTGAGCTGATGTTTCCAATCCCAACCAGTCATGCCGATACCCTCAGCATGAGCCTGGAGATCAAAACTCATATCAGGATCATCATAGTGTGGGTTCTTGTTAGCAGAATATGGGACACGAAAAGATTTCCAAGTGGTTAGCCCATCTGTCCACCCGTGCCACTTGCGCCCCTTATATTCACCGTTGACCCGATTCCCTGAATCTTGCCCCACATTTACTTGACATTCCATGTTACTGTTATACAGGTTCGACAAATCAGCATGAGTCAAATGATTCAACAGTTGGCCAATAGCTTGCGTCCGAGTCGGCATGATTCTGATTCTCCATTCCCGACAAAATATTGAATCAGAATCATAACTGACTGACCAAAATACCTTTTGCCAGCCTATATAATGATATACTATTATAAGGGGATAGCAACCCTAAAAGTAAATGAAAATAAAATAATTCCACTGACTGACTGACTATAGGTATGTATGTTACCTATATATTATTATATATAAGTATAAAAATATAGGGGAGAGTAGGGCGGTATTTTCGTCAGCAAATTATTTTTATTTTTATTTACTTTTGGGGTTGCTATTCCCTTATAATAGTATGTCGCGCACGTACACGGTCATTTATAATACCGCGTGTCTACTGGAGGAAACCATGCGTTAATACGGTTTGACTGGCGAACCAGAATCATTATCGTGATATGATTCATGATTCAGTAACACCGCCACTTATGATTCGGAGAAACAAGAGATGGGCGAAGTCAAGAAGGTCGCTGTTAGTCTTGTTCGGGATAATCCTATTGCGTTGCGTACTTGTGACCGTACCCGCGAGGATTATCTCGGTCTTGTCGATTCAATGAAGCAGCAAGGTTTTTTGGGTGCCGTCACTGTCCGTAAGAAGAAAGATGAGGAGACTGGCCAGACGTTTTATGAGCTGATCGATGGGCTTCATCGACTCAATGCCGCGAAGGACGCGGGGCTTGCGGAAATCAATATCGATATTGCCACGATGTCGGATGTGGAAGTTCTCGAAGCTCAGCTTATGGCGAATGTGCATAAGGTTGAGACTAAGCCCGCGGAGTATTCGCAGCAGCTTAGTCGAATCCTGGCGAATAACATGATGGTGACTGAGGCTGAACTGGCGAAGCGGTTGGGCAAGAGCCCGGCCTGGATTGCCCAGCGTCTTGGTCTCAATAAGATTCAGAATCCCGAGATCGTTAAGTTGATCAACACCGGCAAGATCAATCTGTCCAATGCCTACGCCTTGGCCCGTTTGCCCGAGGACGAGCGCGCTGACTTCGTTGATGAGGCCATGACGCTGCCGCCTAACGAGTTTGTGCCCAAGGTGCAGGCCCGTGTGAAGGAGCTTAATGAGGCCAAGCGTAAGGGCAAGGATGCCGCGCCCAAGTCGTTTGCTCCTGTCGCTTACATGCAGTCCGCCAAGGCCATCAAGGATGATTTGGAGAATCTGGAGATCGCCAAGCATCTGATCGCCGTCGTTAAGCCCAGTAACACCGAAGCCGCGTTTGCGCTGGCTCTGCAATGGGTCTTGCATCTCGATCCCGAGAGCGTCAAGGTTCAGCAAGCCAAGTGGGACGAGAAGGAAGCTGCGAAGGCCGCGAAGAAGGTCGAGAGCGACGCCAAGAAGGCTGCTAAGACCGCTGAGAAGGCAAAGAAGGTTGCTGATGAGGCCGCCATGGCTGCCGCTAAGGCCACGGCTGCCGCTAAGGCCAAGGCCGTCCTTGAGGGCGAGGAGCCGCTCAAGGTGGTCCCGCCAGCGCCAGCGCCCGCCAAGAAGTAGATTCATTGTGGCGGGTATTGCTACTAACTGATCCCCCGGCTGCCTCCTTGCTAGCAGGCACGAAGCAATGTACGCGAAGCAGTGTACGCGGAGCAGTGTACGCGGAGTTTTGGTGATACCCGCCACACGGATGAGTGGCGGAATAGGCAGACGCACAGGATTTAAAATTCTGTGAGATTAATTCTCGTGTGGGTTCGAATCCCACCTCGTCCACCAATGATTCACCGAATCATTAACTAAATCACTGACCGGAGACTATAACCATGACTGATCTTATCCCCGCAGACGAGAACACAGACGTCGCCGCTGGCCTCGACATGGGTGGCGCAGTTCAGAAGTTCAGTAAAGAAACCTTCGATGAAATCGCAGGTTCGCAGTTCATGCCACGCTTGCAGCTCATGACCTCTAACTCAGAGAAGTGCAAGAGCGGTGACTTCACAACGAATCATTACGCGCTTGTCAAGGGTTCAGAGCATCTGGATCTCGGTGGTGAAGTGGATGTATTAATTATCGTCTGGCGGCCTAAAGCGATGCGTATGGGTGATCAGGTGCTGGTGTACTTCGACACAGAGCATCCTGAATTCAAGCGGATCGAAGGAGATTCAACGAAGCCGAATTCTGGCTGTATGTATGGCCCGGAGTTCTTGGTATGGATACCAGAAGCCAAGGAGTTCGCCACCTTCTTCATGGGTTCCATTTCTGCACGTAACGAATCAGGTTCGGTGTTGACGAATCTCGGGCAGGCCATGACCATTGCTGCTCAGAAGATTGTTAACCCGAGGTATACTTGGTTCGCGCCGCAGGCCAAGAAGTGTTCGAATCCGATTCAGTTGCCTGCCCAGGCAGACTTCGATGCGGCTGTTGAGAAGTTCAACAACCCCGTGCAGTCTGATATTGAGACCGTGGACGAGGCAGTTGGTGACGATGGCGGACGCGCGAGGTAAGGGCAACTGGAGACAGGCATCAGGCAAGCAACCTTAGGGTAATGATCCCTGGTGCCAGTTTCCAGTCTCATTTGTATTAGATCCTTAAAGCGTTATAGGGTACGCCGAGACCCTGGCGTACCCGGATCTGAAATCTTGAGTCTCCAAGAATCTGGTTAGAATCCGGGCAATACTGAAGCCTAGAAAAGATCACCTATGGCACAAGTCACACCCATCCTTGCTACTCAAGTCAATTGGGGAGCATTCATCACAACGGCTAAAACATACACTGGCGTCAGTCCGTCTAAATGCTTAGATGAATCTGGCATCGACTTGAAGGATGCCGGTGCAATTGTGCAATCTATGGGTGATCCACTTAATCAGGGCCGGGTACCTCTAGTTGGGTGCCCGGCCTTACGATTTACTTCTTATGGCTTCTTGATTGAGGCTAGCTACGGGGCACTTTATACACTGCAAACTGAGTCGGAGCTTACAGTTAGGCTGCTATCAGCAGATCAGCATAGTTGCTGTGTAGCTTACGGCACACTGCAAAAATGGATCGTAGCCTTCTTGGGCTTACGCGACTATCATACATCTGGCTACCGCGCAGCTATGAATCAGTGTCAGGACTTCCTTGAACAATCAAAAGTGATTCGTGGCATCTTAAGCCAACGAACGAAACTACACGCCATAGATGGGACATATACACTGAGAGGATGAGGCATGAGCGATAGAGTGGTGCAAACAAAATTCGTTGCCGGTAAGTATAAGATTCCAGTCAAGTTAATCTATCAAGGTAAGCGCATCTTTGTGCAGTTCCCATTCAGTCGTATACTGATTAGCGAAATCAAGCAGATGGAAGGGCACAAGTGGCATGGCCATGACGAGCTACCCCGTAAGATCTGGTCAATCGCGGACTCGACACGTAACGCTTTTCAAATCGCGTATCTTGAAGGTAAGAATCCGTACTCCAGGTATGAGGAAGATTTTGCACTGGATCGTGATTCTACGAAGCGCCCACTGTACGATCATCAGCTAATCATGAAAGCCACAGGCCTCACGTACCATTATGTAATATGGGCATGTGAGATGGGTACAGGTAAAACACTCTCAGCAATTGAGGTGATTGAGGCTGCAGACCTGGGCGGCTATGCCGTCTGGTATGTCGGCCCGCGTTCAGGTGTCGTTGCTGTCGAACGCGAAATCCGTAAATGGCGCTGTACTGTACCTATTGAACTCATGACGTATGAGCGTTTGACTAAGCGGGTAGCAGAGTGGGAAGGTAATGCTCCGGCTCCACGCATAGTCATCTTTGATGAGTCCTCGAAGATTAAGAATCCCACCGCGCAACGATCTCAAGCCGCCAAACATCTAGCTGATGCTGTGCGTACCGAGCATGGTGACCTGGGCTACGTTATTCTTATGTCAGGCACTCCCGCCCCAAAGAATCCTGTTGACTGGTGGTGGCAGTGTGAAGTGGCTTGCCCTGGATTCATTAAAGAGGGTTCGCAGGGTAAGTTTCGTACTCGGTTAAGTGTCATTGAATCCCGCGAGAACATGATTACAGGCGGTGTGTACCCGCATATCGTGACATGGCTCGATGACGCAAAGAAGTGTAATACCTGTGGCGAGTATGCGGATCACGCGAAACACGATCCAGCAAGGGCGTCAAAGCCGAACACCGAGCAGCCGTCATTAGGCCCGCATGCTTTTGAGCCCTCGAAAAATGAGGTCGAGTATCTTTATAAGCGCATGGCAGGCCTAGTTTTAGTACAGTTCAAGAAAGACTGTCTGGACTTGCCCGATAAGCAGTATGTGGTTGAACGAATCACGCCTACTGCTGAGATACTCCGAGCCGCTAAGCTGATTAAGCAAACCGCTAACAGGGCTATCGAGGCTTTGACCCGTATCCGTGAGCTGTCCGACGGGTTCCAGTATACATCAGAACAAGATGGTATAGATCAATGCCCGAATTGTCTGGGTACGGGGCAGGTTAAAATCCCACAGCTAGCCGAGGGTGCCGTACCTGAAGAAGTTAAAGCTGAGAACTTCACTATGGTAGATGCCTGTTGCGACTATTGTGGTGGTGATGGGTCGGTGCCTAAGTATATCAGAACAGCCATTGAGACTGGTAGTCCTAAAGACAAGTTCTTCATCGATCAACTTGATCTGCACGAAGATACGGGCCGCTATGTTGTATGGGGCGGATTCACTGGAACAATTGATAGGCTCATTGCACTGGCGCACCAACAAGGTTGGTGCACTCTGCGTGTCGATGGCCGTGCCTTCGCGGCACAGACACCATTAGGCGAAATGGCTGATGTCAATGAATACTTCGATGCGATGGATCTATCGCATCCCGATAACGACAGATTGTTGGCACAGATACCGAAACTTTGTTTTGTGGGCCACCCACAAGCTGGTGGCATGGCGCTGACACTGACGTCTAGTCCAACAGCGCTATACTACAGTAATTGCTTCGACGGCGGCGCGCGTATGCAATCTGAGGACCGTATACATAGAGCGGGTATGGATGTGAACCGTGGAGCAACTATCATTGACTTAGAGATGCTGCCAACGGATCGACTTGTGTTAGAGAATTTGCGCAAGAAGAAACGATTACAGGATATTACAATGGGGCAGCTTGAGGAGGTGATGACGGCATGAAACTTAGCGAGATGATTAGGATAATGCAAAATTACTTGGATGCCGGCGCCCCTGATACCGAGGCGTTCTTCAATGCTTATGATAAGACTAAGGATACTGAGATACTCAACGATACCATCGAGACTATTC